TTCTTTCTCCTAAAATATTTATTATATTTCATATATTAATAGGTATATATGGGAAAACACCCAATAGTCAAGGACTATATATTTCTTTTATAAGTTAAATCTTCTAAACTAGCAGCTTGAACACAGACAAAATTCATAACAATCTCATCTTCTAGATCACTTAAATCTTCTCTAACTGCTTTATAATATGAATTACACTCTTCAAAAGTAGGATGATTAATTTCAGATGCTACTCTTAAACAACTTTGATCTGCTCCCATACCTATGCATACCCAACCCACTAAAAAAAACTTTAACATTATTCTCTTTCCATAAATTTAAATTGAACACCTAACCTTATCTGCTCCTTGCTCCGGTGTCTATTAATTTGTGTCCCTATGCGACCAGTCTTCCTATATGATTTAGTTTTTACGTCGATAAGTTTAATATCTCCTGTATCGGGATGAATTATTACTAAGTCGATAGAACCACTAGCAGAAACGTTTTTAAACACCATATAACCCTTCTCAAGATACTCTATGGTAGCTTTATACTCATTAACATCTCCCACTATTGCTTTTCTATTTCTCCCCACGACGGTCCTATCTCCATGTCTACCTTTAATGGCACTTTAAGTTCAACAGTGTTTTCCATGACTTCTTTTATCTTTTTAGCTTGATCTGGTGATTCAATAGAACAATTTAGTTCATCATGCACTTGTATGTGAGATACAACGCCTTGTTCGTATAAATCAACCATGGCTTTTTTAGTCATGTCAGCACTAGATCCTTGTATTAATCTATTCAAAGCTTTGTATGTCCATGCACGTTTTAGATCACGGCCATATTCTTTTTCTGCTTGCCATAATGGTAGTGGTTTATGTATTCCAAATGCTCGCGGTTCCCATGTATCAAATCTACATTTACGACCTAGTAGCGTTCTTAAAAACCCTACGTTCTCTGCTTTACGGGTCGCTTGTTCCATGAGCTGTTTTACAAATGGAACATTAGCGTGAAACTGTGTAAATAAATCCTCTGTTTCATCTTTATCTAATCCTAATTCACTAGCAAGTTTACCTTTACCCATGCCATACATCATACCTAAATTAATTGTTTTAGCTGTTCTTCTATCTATTCCTGCCATGTCAGCGACTGCCTGGTGAAAGTCGGGATCCTCATGTTTATAAGACTCTATCACTTCATCCGCGCCTTTTAATCCACCACTAGTCAAAGCTGCAAAGTGAACTAATACACGAGGCTCTTGCTGTGAATAGTCAAAGCTGCCCCACTCACATTTTTCATTAGGAACAAAAATAGATCTGATCATTGGTCCGATATCTTTGTTTCTTGCAGGAATTTGCTGTAAGTTCGGACTACTATAACTAAATC